GGATTGGCCTCCTTTAAGTCTAGCTCTTCCATCTCGAGTATAGCAAGTCGGCCCAACTGATGTTATATCTGACTCTGGGGATAACATTAGTGGCTGGATAAAGTCACAAGCCTAGTTATATAGGCAGCTTTAGCTCAACTCTCCAACTTCCCCCCTTGACAAATCGTATAATTTGTTTAATGTATTTTGGCTTGTTTTGTGTAATGCTTTTTGCATCTGTCCACCTTCTTCTTTCATCTTTACTGAATAAACTTTCCTGTCGCCTCAAAACGTTAATGAAAAATGTCCAATAACGAAACTAGCTCCCCAGCACAACCGGCCAAGTCTACTCCAATCGTCGATTCTATTCCTGAATCCATCGTGCCTGTAACAACTTCAGGTTCCTCCAAAATGGGAACCTCCATCTCATCTCCTGCCCAAGGAATCACCGTCAATCAAGGAACCTCTAACCTCATCGACCCACTTCTCGGCAACGAGATCCACACCGAAACCAACAACGTCAAGAATCTTAATGAATCTGTGGGAATTTCCAACATGAATTCCCAAACCACAATGGACCGTAGGTCACTGATCGCCTCGCGCGATTGGCTGACTGAAGCACCTGCCGGCAAACAGATTTATAAGGATCAATTCCCTTATTGTCTTTTCAGCTCAACCTCCTTCCCTGGCGCCTTTGCCTTGGGAATCCACGAGTACGTCAACGCAACATCTGTCGAATTCACTCTTCAAGTTTCCGCCTCCCCATTCTCAACGGGGATCCTTCAACTGATCTGGACTCCTTCACATTCTTCTGACCTCAACAAATTCGGCGGGCCTGCAGAAAATTTTGCAGCCCGAGACTCCACCAATCCTGACAATGCCATCGATTGCTATTCCATGCTTTTGAACATTGGGGAGGGGAACACCGCAACTCTCACCGTTCCTCTTGTCAATGTCCTTTCCATTCTTCGCACAAAGACCGCTCGCATTCCCTGGTTTGGAACCAACCCTCAGCTCAACTTCGACCCCAAAAACTACAACTTTTGGGGAAACATCGCAATCAACGTGTTCAATCAGCTCCAAGGAATCACTGAAGACGAAGACCAAAATCTTCCAGTGAAACTTTGGGCCCGATTGATCGGACCTCAGACTTCTCTTCTCAAGCCTTACACGAACCCCATCGTCACTTCCACTCTCGAAAATCAGGGAGCGATGATGTCTGTTGCCGCTGCTGTCGGCTCCGCTCTGGCCTCGGCCGCTCCATCTCTTGCAGTTGGAGCCGCCACGACCATCGTCGGAGCCGCCGCTAACGGCATCGCTCATAAGGTTGGAAAGAAATGCACCTACTACACCGAGCATGGGGAAGATCCCATGTGTATCAACTTCGCTTTGACTAATGACCACAGATCCATTCTGTCTCTTGGTTACGACATCAAAGACTTTCAAGATACCATGACTGATCTTTCCGATTCTCCTGCAGAACTTGACATGAAAGGGATCGCCGCTCGCCGCTCAAGGATTAGCAATACTCCTTGGACGGCTAGCGCTGGTCCTACGACTTCTCTCGTCTCTTTCCCTGTTCATCCGATGACTGGAACCACCCTTACCACTCTTCCCATCAACAACACCTTGTCTATGTCCAACCTTGCCTTCTCAGCTCTTTCCTTCGCCTACTGGAGAGGGTCCATCACTTACACTTTTGAAGTGGTGGGCAACTCTTACACCAGAGGTGCCTTGATTGTCGTCTATCAACCGCAAGGGGACACTACGACTCTCGGCGATATTGATAAAGCTACAGCATATCCCAATGCTGTCATCAACATCGCCGAGACCCGTAAGTTCTCACTCCGAGTCCCTTACAACGCTCAAACACCTTGGTCTCGCACTCCTCTCATCCGCCCACTTAATGGCGGAATGAATCTCATCGCACCTGACACTCTTGGAACTCTTTCTGTCCTTGTCCTCAATCCGATTCGAACCAACACAGCCTCAAAACTCACTCAACTCGACCTCAACGTCTACATCCACTCGACCGACATTGACTTCCGCGCTCCGTATCTTAATGGCTCCATTGCTCCGACTTCTTGGCAATACAAACTTCCTCCAGTACAATTCGAACCTGTTCCAATTCCGGTCAAAGCTTTGTCTGACAGAGCCAAAATCTTCTTCCAACGTCCTCTTCTGGTCGGCGAAGCCACGGATGGACTCGAACTCCAAGGAAACTTGGAAGTCGAGCCCCTCCCTGGCGCTGAAGTCTTCGGTCCTTCTTCGGACCCCACCACCACCTCGCTCATGCCCAACTCCCACACTGACATTCGACAGCTCTTAACACGTCGAGTCCCAGTGTCCTCGGGCCTCCTCACGGACGAAGTGACGCTAATCACGATCCCCCTGCCCAACATGGGGACCCGTCACCCAGTCCAAACAACCCCCGACCCAAACGTTCGCCAATATCCCGTGCCTTCCTTCTACAATCTGCTTTCTGGTTGCTACGGCTGGGAAACAGGATCGCAAGTCATTTCATTGATGACTGGCAATTCTAACATCCACTCAGTCAACGCAGTCGCTCAAATTGTCTACAGCGGAGACGAGAACTGGGTACCCGAGTTTTCTCGCGGGTTCTCAGTTGTCGCCTCAACGGTCGCAGCCTACACAGACGTCCTCACCAACGACGCCTCTCTTGCTTTCAACGTCGCCATGAACACACGGCGAGAAATTGGGATCCCATGGTACTCCATGGTATCCCAACTTCCCGCCGGTCCGGTCTATCGTCGCTCGGATGATGACTCTACCGCCATCCCAGCTTACGTTCCCTTCGCCTTCCTCAAACTCTACATCAAACGAGATTTTGTCGCAGGCGACGGAATTCCTTACACCATCGCTCAAAACGTCGGACCCAACTTCCAGTTTTCACAGTTCATGGGGGCCCCAAAGTACATTCTATATGATCCTGCGGATGCTCCCCCACCAACTGTGGCAGCTGGTCGTGTCGCTGTTCCAAAAGTCGCAACCATTCCTCCCACTGGAGGAGCTTCTTTCCAAATGGACACAATCGAAGTCCGAACAAACGTCCTCAAGTGCTGCCTTTGCACCGCAAAGCCAGCTTCTATGGTCGCTTTTGTTCGCCACCTTCAATCATCTCATCCCAGAGATTTTGAGAAGGTTCCCTTCATTTGTCCATTTTGTCAGAAGCAAGGTTTCCTCGCCAATTGGTCAGAACACAATGCGGAATGTAAGATGTTCGATAAACTCGAATGTCCTACATGCCGCGTTGTGGTCTCCGATGGTGAAAAACTCCGAAACCACATCTCGAACGCTCATCCTGCTCTCAAGCTGGGCATTCCATTGCCTCGCTCCCCGCCCCTGGGTTTTCGCAATAAGATCTCGACAATAGGACAAGCGTCCCGTTCTTCAGATCTTTCCCTTGAAATGTTCCAAATCCCGCAAGCCATCATCAACATCGGAGATGCTGCCAAGAGACTCGGAGATATTCTTCCTAATGATAATCTCCAAGAGACTCTTGACAACCTCTCCGGTGCTGCCATCAATTCTTCCATGCACATGACTGATGCCTTTGCCGGATTTTCCAACGCCACCCAAGAACTTGCTTCCGCTGCCACGGCTTCATCGCTAGGTATGAACGAAGCATTTATTGGGATCAATCACGCCACCGCCAAACTTGCTACCGCTACTGATCGAATTTCAGGAATCGCTCCAAACATCTCTGAGTTCTTCGACAGTGGAAAGGCCACCTTTGATAAGATGAATGAAATATTTTCATCTCTCCAAGGTGTCTTTTCCGCTGCCAAAGCAAACTCACAAATCGACAGAAACGATCTGAAAAATCGGACCCGAATCTTTGCCGCTGCTGCACGCGCAGTCAGAGACAAAGATTGGGAACCGATCTTCTCGGAAATTTTCCTCGAAATGTTCGACCGATTCACACTGGTTGATCCAATGCTCATGACAGTAGCCCTCAAAGCTATTCTCATGGTCATTTCACCAACCTCCCGAATGCACTCGATCCTCACTTCCACGATTCTGGCACGATCTTCTATCTTCATTGAGAAGGTCATACCAGACTCATGGAAGGAAATGTTTGGCTCCATGTTCCAGGGAGCCGAAGATGACACCATCTCCTTCGGCAAAGCTATTCTTTTACTCTTTGCCTTTGGAGGTGTTGTCCTCTCCGGACTCCAAACACCCACTGCCTTCTTCAGAGATTTTGGAAAGAACTTTACCTTTCTGAACTTCGCAAGATCTGCTGCATCCCTTTCTATTTTGGTTGATTCTATCAACCAACTCAGAAAGTGGATCCAGGAGAAATTCTTCGGACGTTCAGTTTGGGAAGGTTACGACTGGCTTCTCAAGAACCGCGAAATGATCGGCGGCTTTCAAGCCGACTATTTCGAGTTTCTTGAGTTTTCACTCAACAAAATCCTGAATTCCTCACTCCTTCGCTCTCGCGCCATCAAACTCGGAGAGACAGCGAAAATGATCGCATCGAACTTGGCCAAGATTAAGGTTGGTTCGAATGAAATCACTGCTCTTATCAAACAGACAGAGTTCTTCATTCAACTAGCCAAACAATCTCGCCAAGTTCCATTCGGTCTTGTTCGCTCTCGCCCCGTCGTTGTCACCCTCCAAGGCGCCTCGCAATGTGGAAAGACTTTTCTGGCGACCACCGCATTACCCCATTACCTAAATGAGTTAATGCGATGGCCGGCAGAGCCTGTGTTCATGGTTTCTTCAGCAACTGAAGACTTCATGTCAGGTTACAGCCAACAGATGATCACCATGATCGACGATCTGTTGCAGATGAAGGAAGGAAAAGATCTGACTGGATTTGTTAACATGATTGGAAACGCTCCGTACAGAGTCAACATGGCCGCCCTCGAAGAAAAAGGAACCCAATTCCTTTCCGAGGTCGTCATTGCGACTATGAACGCAGCGCATCCAAAAGTGGACAAATTTGTCAATCATCCTCCCGCCATCTACAACAGACTTTACGACTTTTACTTTCACGTCGTCGCGAAAGAACCCTACAACCTAGGGGGACGTCTCGACACCGATAAAGTAATAGCCGAAAAGCTCGCCTCTCCTGATGACTATCTTGACTTCTACCGCCAAACTTACGTCAACGAAGTTCGCGTCCCGCCAGTGCGAGACCAGTTGGCAGGTGAGAAAGTTTCCTTCTTTCAGATTGTTGCGCTCATCGCGCAAGATGTCATGAAACAAGAAATGATCGCCAAGAAATTGAATGCGGAGGCGGAAAATAAAACTTCCTCCTTCCCAGAATTTCCTGATGGTCTTCTCCCTGACGACTGGTCCACGCACTTCCAGGCCCGTTCTGACGATCAGAACCGCGCCCTTCGAATCAATCAAATCATCAAAGCTCTAGCGAAAGTTCGAGCTGGTGTTCTGACTGAGAATCCAAACAAGCTCTATCAAGACATTCAATGGCTAATCACAGAAGATTACTCAGACAATGTCTTGATGGGGCTTGATTGGAACGTCGTTTTTGGCGAAACCTGCTATGGCAAGACTCTCTACCTTCACGAATCCCAAGACGCTGCACACTTGGCAGCACAACCAACAATGACGAAGACCGGACCTGTCAATGGCCCCCGAACGAAATTTTGGCATCACCACTGGACCTGTGCACCGCACATCCAGAACTATGTCAAAATTTCGTTCGGAGGCCAGAACTCCGGCAATCCCGCCTACGATTTCATCTGGAAATCGTGGCGACGAGCCTCCCAGACCTACTACAGTTGGTTCTATTCCTATCCCATCTTGATGAACTTCTTGAAGTGGTATGCCCTCGGCATCGCCCTCCAAATCGTTATTCAAGGTGGAATAGGAATTTCCAACTGGTGGAACCTCGACCCCACCCGTGAACTTCTGTCTGAAGAAGAACCGGATCTGACCGAGTCCCAGAAGCAGGCGGACCAGGATAACCTGCTTGGCGAGTTCTTCACATCTGAAGCACAAGCTAGCTGGTACAATTCTGGTTCCCCTACTTCTGGAACCAAAGGCAAAGTGCACGTTGCACGTCCCTCTGGAGTCAAGAAAGGAGTCGGAAAGAAAGTCGAACAATCAGACATCCCACTAATGTTTCCTCTTGTGAAGAGAAACACAGTGCGGCTGACTGCTTGCGGCTATTCGATCCGGGCCCTTGGTTGGAAAAAGGACATCCTTATTATCAACCGCCATTTCATGGCCATGATCCCCGAGGGAGCAACCATCACTATGGAGCGTTGGACACCAAACACCGCTACTGCTCGCCTTGAGTCTTTCCCGATCAAGTTCCATGTGGCTGACACCGTCGATTTCATTTATGAAGACGATCAGCCCATGGACCTTGTTCTGTGGAAGACCGGTTGGAAGACTGGAACTTTCAAAGACATCTCGAACCACTTCCTTCGCGAAGAGGACCTTGATAGAGTCACTGGACAGGATGGTTACCGCATCTCCGATGTGATCACCAACTTTTCCAACTTTGCCTACACTGAATCGGAACTCCCATTCAATCCGGCAACGATGACCTCTACCAAGATCCCCCTCGCGATCGTCGCTCGTGGTGGTGGAGAAAGAGGAATCTGTGGATCCCCCTGGGTTGTAACCAACCCAGTCTTCTTTGGGAACCTCGGTAAAATCTGCGGGATCCATGCCTTCGGTGGTAAGGGAATAGCTGGCGCTGTTCCTATTACCATCGAAGCCCTGGAATCCGTCGAAACCGGCTTCACAGAACCTTCTTTCCAACCATCAGAAGTTACACTTCAGATGACCGTTGATGAAGACGCTGACACTGCCCTGCTCTACCACGACTTTCACGGAAGAGTCTCAGCCACCGAAGCGTTCATCCAACCAAGAAGGACGGAAATTCAACCTTCGCCAATCTTTGGTGAAGTTTGCGAGATCACTCATCAGCCTGCTGTCATGTCTAACAGAGACCCCAGGCTTGAAGATCCCGCGAACTTCGACAGAGATTTGGTGAAGAAGACCGACCGTCTTTCTTCCTGGTTCAAGAACGAATTGGAGGTTGATTGCGCTGTCAGCGCCATCATCACCGAACTTTCTCACCTCCCCATCAAACTCACTCCCCGCCTCCTTACTCTCGACGAAGCGGTGAATGGGGTTGATGGACCACCACACATGTCCGAAACCGGCCTTGAGATGAGGAATTCTCCTGGATATCCTTGGAACAAACAGTACCAAGGGAAAGGAAAATTCCCCTTCTTCAAGGAACGCCCCCAACTTGAGGGCGAGCGACTGAAGTATGATATCACCGATCCTACTTTAGCCGCCCGCGTTCAAGAACGAATGGTTTTGGCAATGCAAGGCAAGATCCCAGACAATTCAATCTGGTTGGACGTCATGAAGGACGAACTTCGCCCCATCGCGAAGTGCAAGTCCGGAGCAACGCGCATCATCAACGCGCCCCCTCTGGACCTGATGATCGCCATGAATGTTCTCTTCGGAGCATTCAGGATCTTCTTCATGGACCCCGACCTGGTTGGATTGCCTTTGGAATCCGCTCTTGGCGTTGATCCCCGAACAGCATGGCCTGGCTTTGGATTGCTCTATAAGCAAGCCATGACTCTGTTCGGAGTGGACTTTTCGAAGTTCGACTCTTCGCAACTTGCTGAATTCTACAAGCAAATTGCGAAGATTATCAACGCCTGGTACCGCGAGTTCCAGGTGGATCAAACCCACATTGATCAGGAATGTCTGGCTCGAGAAACTGTGGCCTTTGAGATCGGCCACACTCTTCATCTGTATGGAGCAACCCTCTACACAGATGATCATGGACTACCCTCAGGTGTGCCTGGCGGCTTCACTACAATCTTCAACATCATGGTAAACATGATCCTTGCTCGAATTACCTTTATTCGAACAGGGCTTCACATATCGTCCTACCGGAAACACACCAGAAATATCTTTCTGGGCGATGATGGTTTGCACGCTGTGTTGAAGAGTGAAGATCCGAAAATTAACGAAGCATTGTTGAAGTACAACCGGATCGAGCTGGCGAAAGCCGCTGCTGAGATCGGAATGACTGTTACGATGCCCGACAAAGTTTCGGACCTGACGCCTTCAGACGCATTTGAGAATATTTCATTTCTCAAATCAGCCTTCACTGATGCAGTGATCCCGGGCTACTACCTCCCGGGGATGGACAAGAAGACCATTGGAAATCTTCTTAACTGGTACAGACCTCGCAAGAACCCTGATCAATTTCGGACCAACGTCGAAGAAGCTCTGAAGTTCGCTGCTCCCCACGGAAAAGCCTACTACAATGAGCTCGTCGCTGATCTGAAGATGAACGGAAAAATGCAAGTTTTGTACCCTGGGAATGAGTTGAATGCAGTACTGCCTCCCTTCGAGACAGTATTCTATTCAACTTACCTTCCCTTTGGAATGGACGCATTGGAAACAACCCCCCTATTCGACTTCCCCTTCGAGATCTAACGCTAGATATCCGACGTGCCGCAGTGATGCATTAACGGTTCGAGCCCGGCCGCACGGATGACTTTATCAAGCGTCTCACCCAAAATTCACATTGATTTATTACTCTTAATTGCGTAGTAAAGACAGT